AGGATTCTGGTTGGGTAATGGTTCGGGATTACAGGCATGTTCTGAAGCAGTCTTTGGTGTCTCACCGCCACTATGATCAACCGACCAAGGCGGCCACTGTGATGCGTGCAGTGGGTGAGAGTTTGTCTACCATGTATCAGGGTGTTCCGATTTTACAATCGTTCGCCCACGCTATATTACGCGGCACTTCTCATGTAGTGAGCAAAGGTTTCGACCACCGGTCGGGACTGGGGTATCGCCATTATCATGAGTATGGGAGTTGGCAGACAAAAGAGTGTTCTGCTGTTCCTGTTTCGTTGGTTACGAGGACCTTTTTCGAAAGAACGTGGGGATTACCAATAGATCAACAATTGCGTCTCGAAGCTTATTATGATTCCATGCGTGGGATTGAACCGCCTAGAGAGCTGACAGATGTTGGGGAGGATGCTGTTCCGTTGTGTGATGGTTCTTGGTTCAATGTCCAAACAGGGCACGTGGATCCGGAGCTTTTCAACTGGGAGCGGTTACTTCCCGGCAGACGAGGTGGCATAATCGATCTGCCCAGCGGCTCCACTGCTGGGTAAGGTCGCCCATCTCAGTCGAACTTTTGTTGATTTAATTCGAAGTACCGGTGGAGCTGTGCGTAGCGCGCCAATAGAAGCGAATGGTGGACGGATTGTATTCTGCTTGTAGTAAATCTATTGGTATACTCAATGATAACAACCTCAGTCTAACGCTGTGGACCTAGTGGGACCGTAATATAGCCTGCGTTTGATCCCTTCGGGGTGATGGGTTGCAGTATTGGCGGGTGGTTGGTGACTGTAACAGGCACTAAGTTGAGTGTGAAACATGGTAAAGCTTGAAGGCGGTCATGTCAAAAACCCGGGCAGCAAGCGTTGTGGCCCAGAGTCCGGGGCTGAACTTGATCGAGCTATGAAATAGCAACAACATTAACGCTTAGTTTGTACTAAGGCGAGTGATTACCTGTAAACTCGGTTAAAAGCCGGGGGTAACCTGCAAGATACTGCGTGGCTGTGGCTACCTGCCCCCTAGGGAGGGATGGTACCACGGAGAGCGGTGGGTTGCTAGTTCGAGAGGCCAACAACCTTAGGCTTGACCTGAGGCTCTGGTAGGCACTCGTTCTAGTCCACTGGTACGTGTAAGCCTTGTTAGTGTGCCCTTACCTTACCGCATGCTCTGGGAATTGCCTAGTCGCTGCCCACACCAACTGGCCAATGTCAGGTGGGCACGGTCGCATTAATTTGTGCACTGAGGCTAGCTCCGAGCATGAGACGGGACGGGAGTGAGGCGGGGGGACTGCGCTGACATCGAACTAAGTATTGTGGCTGCTCCATCCTCTTGGAGTTGTGTTGCTGTTGTGCTCGTGACGGGGACGCTTTCCACCCGGTGGATAGCTGAAGGCGGGAAAAGATAGGGGGTGTGCCACGCTCGTAAGAGGGTCGTAGGCATGTAGTTGCTGCCGTGGAACAACACACCCCAA